CGGTTGAGTGGCAGTTGAAGTGCTTTTATTAATTTTATAATTTTTATTTATTTATTAGCGGCAATGACGCTTGCCAATAACGACCTTGTGCAGGTTATAATCGCACACCTCTTAAAAGCTGATTCACAGCTCACTGTAACGTACCTTCAAATTTGAAGGTGTGTTTAGATATCTGGAACTTGCAGAAGTAAAGAAAGGCACCAAATAAGCGGCAAGGGGCATGACTGCTCTGAGGGCCGCAAAATTCAGTGTTGCACTTATTGCTCCAAGTGCGCCTACCGTCTCCCAGTCATAAGGTTTTAAAGGACCTTGACTACTATTCCTGCTTAGAAACGCCTCATCTGGTACTTCTCCAAGATCTATACCTCTATTGTTGAATGCACGAAAACCGCCTTGTGTTAAAGTTGCATACAGCGATGGTTTTTGTAAAGTGGTCGCGAGCTCGGCGGAATATGATAATGATCCATTTTGTGTTGATGGCACTTGGTACGCCGCAGTGCCTGATGGGCAATTCAACACGGTTGAAACAAAAGTTGGGCAACCACTTACACCGCTCACGGAAGTTGACAGCCCAGGAATGGTCGGGCAAGGCGATGGTGTGGGCACGTTCGTGTCAAGGAAGTAATGTGAGTCGAAATCCACACCCCTCGCTTCGTCGATATGGTGCAAGGCTGGCAGGTCGAATTTGGTGTGATACTCTGCGAACAGATCGAAGGTGCAATTACTGTTCAGACCTGCCGTGGCTATCATGAGAAAACCACCATACACCATTCTTTGTGAATTGTTGCTCCTAGGGACATCTGCAACGTATCTATATGGAACATCCATATTCAACCTTCTAATATCCACATCAAACCTTAAACTTTGCCATACATTCGAGCTAACCGTTCCTCTATTAGCCATTAACTCCGTTGCCGTTGTTGCTGGGACATCATCCCAATCATAATCAATACCCATATAGACCACGCCAGCAGCCACAGTAGAGTTCCTAGCAACTAGCTCAAATGATAACTTTTCAAACCGATATTTCTCGAATGCACGCGCAATTTGGCTCATCCATGGGAACAGAAGCACACATGACGGGTTAATGTCATAGCCAGGAAAATTTGCACTGTTACCCAACAATTGGAAATTGGGATTGGCCTCAGTGGATAGTGTACAGCACAACTCGCGTGATTTGATAAGAATGGATGGAGAAATCTCGGATGAAGTAACTCTTCCGAAAGATACAGGTACCTTTTGCACTTGAGCTTGTTTAAACTCTTGCTTAGACCTAGCTCCCGCCTGCGATTTCCTTGATTTATTCATTTTATAATTTTTATTTGTTTTATTAGCTTTCATATTTTTATTATGCACTTTAATTTATTTAATTTTTATTAAAAACTTAAACTGCCGCCCACCCCGACTTAGTTCGAGGACTTGGCGCACCGTGGTCTTTTGCGCCAATATTTCCTCCTACCAGCTCCTAAACATGTGCTATTCAGGCTCGTGGTACTGGTAGACGTAGCACTGCTGGGCTTCGTAGTACCCGCAGCGTTTAACCCGGTGGGTTTAAGCCCACGGTCAAGTGCTTCTTCTGGTGTGTCTGTTGGAACCTGTGTCAACACACTATTAAGCACGCATGGTATGAATATTTTATCTAAGGCTACTTTAATCTCACCTGTTATCAATGTATCATAAAGGTCCAACATCCAAGCCACTGGTGTTTTCTCGACAGGTGGTTGTGGAAAAACTTCTCCTGTCTGTTGCATTAGCCAGGCATAATAATTGACTTCTATGTCAAACTCCTGCCCCGTGGGTAGTGGGCCAAAGCGGTCGATATATTTATGTGTTAGATCCACGACCCATGGAGTTGTTTTGTCCGTATAATTTAGACTGGCTAATTTTCGACCTAACGCCAATTCTTGAGTAACAGAGGCGTCTGCTGTGTATTGTATTTTACTCAAACACCTTACAGGGTCATAACAAGACCATGCCTCACCTGCCCAAGCGTTATAATATCTCCCTAGGAAACTAAATGGGGTCCCATTCTTTCTTACTGTCAATTTCAAATCTAACCCACAATTCTTAGCCACGCTCTCTATTTGGGCTACGCATCTTGATTTTTGTATTCCATCATCTCCACCATATAACCCCAGTTCTTTCCAAGCTTCATTGGGCTCCATCTCCTCACGCAATCCACAGTAAGAGACCAATGCGTTGTCTACTGAATTTAACACTGAAGTTTCAGGTGATCCTGACAACCTTTCCATTTGAGCTGTGTATTTAAACCAAGTTTCCCTAAAGTTGCCGACTTTGACCTTGGCCTCCATTTGTTGTGACCACAACTTAACTGCGATATCATCAAATAGACGTTTCAGTAGACATTCCTCTAATATCCTTATTCCCCCGATAGTTGTGTCAAATCTAGAGTAGTCCGTCTCGACTAACTCAGCTTCTCCAGTAGCTAATTTGACTATACGCGACACCAGTTCCTCAGGACCTACACCAAAGGCGTACCATTCCGTGGTCTTCAATATCTTAGCTAAAGAGCCAGTAACCATTGTGTACGTATGTTTGAACTGATGAGAACAATCTATTATTGGTCTAGATTCTGTTGGTTTTGAATAAGCTTCAATTTTTGGGAACAATTTTCCTTTACATATGTCGGTATCAAATGTTGGAGGATCTCTCGCACGTGCTTGTTTATGCTTTGGCTGATTTAATTGTTGCACAGCTTCCTCAGGAGCTAATAATATTGGCTCAGTACCATTACTCTTTATTAATAGTTCTGCGAACTCAACAGCAAATTGAATATACTGTTCAGCTTTGGACCTGAGTGCTTTTTCGCGTCCAGGGACTATTCTTCCGGTGTAAGCACTTATAGCTCCTGTAAGCCCAGCCGGTGGCACATAACCAGCAATTGGTGTGGCAACAGGTAGGGTCTTGCCAGCACACATATCTTTATCATGACTAGGTATCAATAGACTGTATCTAACGGCACTAGTGTCTCCGATGATAGTGTCCGAAAACATGTCTGTGCTTTGTTTATTGGTCCATATCTCTGACAATTTTGATAACAATGCAGCTGCATCATACCTATTGTCTAATTTAACAAAAGCGCTGGCTGTGCAGGTGGGTTGAGACGTTCTGAGTGCTATGGCACGCCCAAGTGTTTCTTTGGTGAAGACATAATCATTGGTGGACCTTCCATATAAATCAGCCGGGCTAATATGAACCTCATTTCCATATGTTAATCTATGGTACGCTATGTTCGAATTTGAGTTGTACGTGCTGTAACGTTTTAAGGTGGACTCAAATCCTATAATTTTTGCAACTAAGCTACCCAAAAGCCCTATTTTGACCCAAGGCTCCAATACTATTGCTGATCTGTCTTGACTAAGGGTTAAAGCGTGTACCCTATATAACACACCACTGAACCACGAACAAGCATAATGATATGAGCCACTTTTCCAGTTCCAGATAGGGTGAATAAAATTGTCGGCTGTGCCATGTATGGTGTAATTGATCTTGTTATCACGAGTGAAGTAGTATGAGTATTCTTCATGAGTGCGGGCGGTTGCACTAGGTGTGAATGTGTACATCACTATGACACGCGGTGTACTTAAGTCTACTTCCATATTAATATAATAGTCGGTATCTACTATTATTTCGTGATCTAATTCGGACACATTATATTGTTTTGCTGGTTCCAACAAATCAAGTGCCCAGTGTACATTATGGTCATATTTAACGATGTTAGCTCCAAAATAATCACCATGGTCGCGAACAGATGGTTGTTTGACGCCTATGGTCAAACCCATATGAGTGGCATAAAACTGTTGCAACCCACGATAAAATTGCCTCCTCAAAGCTGCTGACTCAGGGTGTGTGTGATCCCCCGTCACTTCAGTCCGTGCAGCTAGAGCAATTTGTCTAATCAGTTCATGACCTACAGTGCTACGAAACACTGTTGACCACCTTGTGAGCAATTTTGACCTGATTGACGTGATAAATTTTGACTGCGCAAGCACGATTGACTCATAAAAATCACCTGCCAATTTAGTCCTTGACAATTTATAGCCTATATAGACTACACTAGCTCCAAAGGACGTTATCTTGAGAAGTAATTTAATGTTATTCATACTTGCGTTCACCG